GAAATGGAAAATTGTCCAAAGAAGTGCCTTGATGGCGCTTAAAAATGCCTAGATAAAATCACGTCACCGAACGTGGACAAAGAAGCCTTGGTAGAATCTATCAAGGCTAAACGTGTTTCTGTGAATTATAAACTCGTACAGAAATGAGGGTAGCGATTCCGACATTCAAGACACAATCTGAAACGTTCGACTATCTACGTGCGAACAAAAAGAAACTCATTGCTGAAAAGTGTTTGAAACCTATCAAGCATGATTCTAATTATGGCGTTCACAAGGTAGCTGTTTCAAAATCACACGCTCAAAAAGCAACCGCACCATTACCAGTTGTCGAGATTGAAGATGGTAGTATTGAGGTTTCAATAATCGGAAACACGTACAACTTCTGTGATTCTCAAATGGACGTTCTGTTTGCTGGGTGCGCCACAAAGACAATCAAGGAAAACGGGGTAAAGGGCAAGGATTTAATTTATCACCTGAAAGACCACGACACATCTACTGATGATCGTATCGGTTATTTACAGGACATCTACGAGAAGGATTTTGCTTTGTCTGATTTGGGATTAAACATGCAAGGCAATACGACATGTTTAGTTTTCGATTCATTAGTGAAAAAAGAATTATCTGAAAAGCTATACATCCAATACCTTGACAAGAAAGTAAAACAGCATTCAATTGGCTTGCAATACGTGAAGCTATTCATGTGTATCAACGACCCGAACGATGCGGAACACTTTGCCAATTGGAACAAGTATTTTCAGTTTGTTATCAACAAAGAAGCGATAACCTCAGTAGGCTACTTTTGGGCGGTCACTGAAATAAAGTTATACGAGGTTTCGGCAGTGCTTTGGGGTGCTAATGAAATCACACCAACATTGGAGGAAACAGAAAAAGAGAATGAGCCGACAGAAGTCACTCAAAAATTGGAAGAAAAGAAAGAGCCGATTAAAGAAGTCACTCGATCAGAAAAAGTAAAGTCGTTTTATCTATCATTTAATTAAAAACTATTATGAAATTTAAAGATTTCTGCCTAAAAAAAGGAATAAACAAGGCAACAATGGAAACAATGTCACCAGAAGAATTAGGTGATTTACATTCCGAGTTCCAGACTGAGTTGCATTCCGAGTTAAAAAGCCTGATTGATAAAAAAGGCGATTCTGAAACTATATCAAAACTACAAGCGCAAGTAGATGCGTTTGGGGAGTTGGTTTCTAAAGAGCAATTTGATTCTTTGAATGCTTCTTACAAGGCAATAGCTTTGGAAGTTACAAAACTAAAGAATGGCACTTCTGATGGCGAACAAAAATCAAAATTGGTTCAGATTATTGAGGCAAACAAAGAAGGTCTTGAGGCTTCAACAAAAAAAGGGAAAGACTTTGAGTTCACGGTCAAGGCTGATACTTTAAGAGCCTCAGTAGTTGGGAATCAGGCTGCATTAGATTTAACTGATGTCGGACAATTAGCGCATCGCAAGTTGACAGTCTACGACATTTTTAGAAAAGTACCTGTACCTGCTGGATCAAATGGCGTTGTTCGCTATGTAGACTGGGACGATGCCACAACAGTAAGAGCTGCCGCTGCTATTGCCGAAGGTGCTGCATTCCCAGAATCTACTGCAAAATGGGCAACATATACACTCGCTTTGCAAAAAGTAGGAGACATTATTCCGATGTCAGAAGAATTGATGTATGATGCTCCTTTGTTTGCAGCAGAACTTCAAAACTTCTTAGAGACAAACGTTGCGATCAAAGTAGATACAGACTTGGTTACAGGGAATGGAACCGCTCCGAATATAAACGGATTGAAGGCTCAAATCCCCAACTATACTCCTGTCGCTGCTGGGATAACTGATGCTAGTATTTATGATTTGCTTGTAAAACTTCGTGAAACAATTTCGGCACCTTATGGAAGTAAGTATTCGCCAAACGTTGCATTAATGAACATTGCCGACATCAATAAAATGAAGTTGAAGAAAGATGCAAATCTTAACTATGTATTGCCTCCATTCTTCAATCAAGCAGGACAAATAGTAGATGGTATTACTGTGATTGAGTGCAACGCATTCGCAGCAAACACTATGGTTATTGGAGATAGTCGTTATGGTGCTATTTATGAAATACCGGGGATTACTGTCCAAACAGGGATTGCTACTGGTGATTTTGAAAGCGACATGATGAGCCTTAAAGCACGTAAACGTTTGAATCTTCTAATTCGTACCGTTGACCGTACTGGTTGGCTGGAAGTTACTTCGATTTCTGCGGCTCTTACCACTTTAGCTTCATAGTTATGGTAGAGATTCAGTTTACTCAGGACTTTGCCAATAGGCAGGAAGGTAGTAAATGGGAATGTGATTCTATGTTAGCTAGTCAACTGGTTAACATAGATCAAGTTGCTGTTTATACGAATAAGGACATGCAAGATTACTCTAATAGTTTAAAAGCTAAAGAAGAGGCGGGAGCCGAAATAGTTGTTGAAGACCCTGAAAAATCGGAATCTGAAACATCAGCCCAAGTTGTAAAGAAAAAATAAAAATGGGTTTGCTTATCGTAAAGAGTGATTTTGTTGGTAAGTACGCTTTAGCTACGTCCACAAAAGGCAATGACAATATAGATGCCTACATAGCGGAATATGAGGAACAAATACTCATTGACTTGTTAGGTTTGGAGTTATTTACTTTGTTCGCTGCTGATGTGGATAGTGGCACTAAAAAGCCTGTTACGCCAATTTATCTGACTCTTTACGATCGGTTAAACTTCGAGTATTGTAATCGCCTACTCACTTCTTTTGGGATCAAAAACATCTTGCTTTCAATCATTTACTTTTACTATGTTCGAGATAACACGGTAAAGCAAACGGTAAACGGTGACGTAAAAATTCAGACAGAAGTTTCACAACTAGCCGACCAAACATATCTTTTATTGCGATACAATGAGGCTATAATGGCTTATTCGGTGATTCAGAGGTATTGTTTGGAGAATAAAATAGATGTTTACCCTACATTCAAAGGCACTTACAAGCAGGTTGCAAGTTTGATATGATTATAGAGACTGTTGATATTATTCGTGACTTAGTCGCATCGCTACAATTAAAAATAATTGTTGATTCAGTTACTGATAACGCAAACGGAACTTATACAATCGAAACATGTAACACAAGGCATATCCAGTCGGGAATGTCTTTTTCTGTTTCAAGTGTCGATTATGTCGTAACCTCTTTTGTTCGTGACGTTTCGTTTACCGTTTCGGGTGCTTCAACGATTGCCGTTACAAGCTTTCTTTTGCCAGCCCCGAAGTTTTGGCATGGCTCTATTTTGGAGACAAACAAGACGTTGACGGGCATAATCGAAATGAGTGAAAAAGTTCCGATGGTTTATTTACGTAGACCATATAGGGATAATTTCAATCGAGACGATTCGGCAATAGAAAGGGATTCAGATATGACAATCTATTTCCTTTGTGAGGATAATTTCCAGCAATACGATATAGACGATAGGGATAATGAGTGCATCTATCCGATGCGTTCTTTGCTTTATTCATTCGTCCAAATGCTGAAAGATAATCCGCAAATAGGGCAAATAGATTCGTTTGAAGTGGAAAACAAGGAACGGTTCGGGGTGATAAATTCCAAGGGAGTTGAAAAGGCTTTGTTTGATACTCCTCTAAGTGGCTGTGAGTTAAGTATAACAATACCAATCAAAAAAAAATATCAGTGTAAATGTTAATCAAAATTAAATCATAAAATCATGGCTGAAATTTGTTCATGCGAGACCGTGATGGGTAACACAGGCTTACCATCATGTTATAAAGCTCTGACTCTTGCATCGGGAATATTTATGACTCCTACTTATGCCAACGATGGCACTAAGAACGTCATAACCACTTCTGTTGCGGTTGACGATGCTTTTATTACTGCAAAAATTAACAACGCAGACCAAAGCAAGAGATGGTTTCCTTTGCAGAAACTAAATGCGGTAACGAGTGAAAGAGCAGAGCCAACTTTCGATACACGTTCGGACGGTGGTCAAGCTTTCGTAAAGCAAGGTATTCGTAACTTCACTTTTGAAATATGGGAAGGTGGCGCAAGGTTCAAAAAAATGCTTGACAAAGGACGTTGTCGTGAGTTTTCGTTCTTCATTATCAACGAAGGTCGTATTATAGGCTTAGATTTGACCGATGAACAACTAGAACTTGCACCTATCAGAATCGCAAAAGATTCATTGGTTGTGAACTATCTATTCGCAAGTGACACAACGGTTGAAAAGGTGGGTGTTACGTTCCAATTTGACCAACGTGAAAATGAAGG